TCAGGAGACGCCGTACTCGGCGCAACCAAAGGCAAATTCTACCAGTGGCTGGTAGACAAATTCGGCGAAGCAAAAGCAGACGTAATAACAAACGACAACACAAGCCGGATCAACACCGACCCGGCCAAAGAAACACACCGAAAAAAGGTCGAGGTCCAAATCGGAAACGGCCGAACATGGAATGAAATCGGCCTAAAAGCAGTAGAGGCTTACGCGAAAGAATTCCCGAACGCCACACGAAAACAACTCGACAAAATCTACGACGACGCAATACGCCGCGCAAAAGGAAACCAACGATGAGCATGTTAGGAACAAGCCAACCGACCGAATACAAAGACAAACGAACAAAGCAAACCTTCGCAGACGAAACAGACGTTAACTGGATCATCGCAAAGCACACCAGAATGGGAACGCTGTCCCACCTGGAACAATGGGGCGGACAATACGGAGACTGGAGCGACTTCGACTTCCAAGAAGCACAAAACCGAATCGCAAACGCGAACAGCATGTTCGAACAACTGCCTGCGGCCGTGAGAAAACAATTCCAAAACAGCCCGGAAAAATTCCTGGCTTACGTAACAGATCCAGAAAACAAAGACGACCTGGCTAAAAAGCTGCCAGAACTGGCAGCACCCAGGTCAAAACCACTACCAGAACCAAAGGACATAGTGGAGCCAACACCGGCGCCAGAGGCGCCGACAGAGCCGCCAGAAGGCGGCTAGAGACTATGCCACGACAATCGCACTAACGCGCGCGCGCACGCGAGACGCACGCACACGCACGCTTCGCGAAAGTCAAAGGCAAAGTCAAAAGCAAACCCCCTACCACCCTCGCCGGAAGCGAGGGCGGAGGGGGTCATAAAAGCAAAAGCAAAAGCGGGGAGCGGCCGCACACCGCTAAAAGACCGAAACACCCTGGGCCTACCCAAAGCCATTACGGTCAAACCCGGCTACAAACGCCGGGAGGAGACAAACCATACGAAGAGGAGTATGGTGTCACCTACACAGTAGACATCAAGTGAAGCTACTGTGAGAACGGCCAAAAATCAGAGATTTTTGACCAAAAAGGAAAGTTTACCAAGAGGAAAACATTATGCGAAAACGCAGAAAATTAGGACGCCGCAAATCAGCGAAAATGTTCGCCAAAGGCGTAATGAAACAACATCCAAAAAACCGCGCGATGACAGTACGCGGCGGCATCAGGTTATGACGGATGACATGCTTCCATCCCCTGCAGGGATATGAAGACTACGTTAACGGAGGCATTGTATTCAAAGAATCCGCAAACGCTTACAAACCGATGACGGTTGCGTGCGGACAATGCAAAGGATGCAGGATCGACAAATCGAAAGAATGGGCGGCACGATGCGTGCACGAATCACAAATGCACCAGGAGAACTCCTTCGTAACCTTAACTTACGACCAAGAACATCTGCCACACGATGGCAGCTTGAACAAAGAGCATTTCCAAAAATTTATGAAACGGCTCAGGAGGGCCAATGAAAAAAAGACCATACGGTATTTCCATTGCGGGGAATATGGCGAGAGGCTTGAGAGACCTCATTATCACGCTTGTCTTTTTGGGATCGACTTTGACGACCGCATACCTTTTCGCTGTGATAATGACGTCATAACTTACACGAGCGAAACACTAACGAAAATATGGGGAATGGGATTCACAACATGCGGCGAACTAAATTACCAAACAGCGGCCTACACGGCGCGATACATCATGAAAAAAATAACCGGAGACAAAGCGGACTCACACTACCAGAGATTCGATCCAATAACCGGAGAAATCTACAAATTACAGCCGGAATACACAACAATGAGCCTAGGCAGAAAAAAGGGAGATGGCCTGGGGGCACGCTTTTTCAAAAAATACGAAACCGATTTTTTTCCAAGTGATGAATGCCCGATACCAGGCAAAGGCGTCGATCAAGCAGTACCTCGATACTATGAAACTCTATACGCCGAAAAAAACCCAGATCAATATGCAGCAATCAAACAACGAAGGCAGGAATATCACCAAAAACAAAAACACGACTTTACACCCGAAAGACTACAACAACGAGAAAAAGTAAAAGACGCACAACTAAAACAACTAAAAAGGAATATCTAAATGAAACTGAACGCATACACTATCTACGACGTAGCTTCGGGCGTGTACATGCGCCCTTTTTTCTCACAAGCGGACGGACAAGCCGTACGCGGATTCAAAGACATAGCAACGGATGCCGACCATGAAGTCGGCAAACATCCAGAAGATTACACCCTATACAGAATAGGAACCTTCAACGACACAACCGGCAAGATCGCCGGCGAAGACCTCGAAAAACTAGCAACCGGACTCGAGTGCGTAAGCCTCGACCGGAATCCAAACAAAGCAGACCTCAAAATAGCAACGGAGCAATAACATGGCACGAACAAACGTAGGCGTATCACCACACAGCTTTGGGCAAGTGCCACGCGCGGACATACCGCGCTCAAGCTTCAACCTATCACACGGCGTAAAAACCACATTCGACGCCGACTACCTGGTACCAAACGCAGTATGGGATGTAATACCAGGCGACAGCTGGAACTGCAAAACAACAATCGTCGCTAGATTAGCTACGCCATTACATCCGCTGCAGGACAACCTTTACATCGACCAATTCTACTTCTTCGTGCCCTACAGAATCCTCTGGGAAAACTTCGAAAAATTCATGGGCGCACAAGACAGCCCGGCCGACTCAATCGATTTCACAATCCCATTAACGAGCAACGTAAGCGCAGCAAACTGCGCCACCGGAACAACCTGGGACTACTTCGGACTACCAATAGGCTTCGCAACCAACGACGTCGCGAGCACGCTGCCTTACCGGGCAATGACAAAAATATGGAACGAATGGTTCAGAGACGAAAACCTACAAAACGGATGGTACGAAAACGTCGACGACGGACCAGACTCACTACACACCACATCTGCAGCCTCACGCGTAAACGCGTTCCTATTCAAACGCTGCAAAAAACACGACTACTTCACAAGCGCACTACCCTGGCCACAAAAAGGCACGGCCGTAGACCTGCCATTAGGCACAAGCGCGCCGATCTACACGGACGCAACACCAACAACCGACGACATCGGAATATTTGACCAGGCAGGAGCAGGAGCCGTCGCCAGGGAAATGCTCACAACCGGCACAAACCTCACAATGGTGCCAACGAACGTCGTACCAGACGACCAGGCAATGTACGCGGACCTATCCACAGCAACGGCCGCAACGATCAACGAATTACGCCTGGCATTCCAAACACAAGCGCTGCTCGAAAGAGACGCAAAGAGCGGAACAAGATACGTAGAAACCCTAAAAGCACACTGGGGAGTCACGTTCCCCGATTACACGGCGCAACGACCCGTGTACCTCGGCGGCGGAAGCCAAACTGTGGGAATCACACCAGTGCCACAAACAACTGAACCTGCTACAGCAACCGCCGACGACGCAAAAGGCGCACTAGCCGGCTACGGATACTCAACCGGCCAACACGGATTCACGAAAAGTTTCGTCGAACACGGAATGATCATCGGACTAATGAACGCTAGAGGAGATATCACCTACAGCCAAGGCATAGACCGATACTGGAGCAAACAAACAAGATACGACTTCTACTATCCAGTCTTAAGCGGAATCGGAGAACAAAGCATACTAAACAAGGAAATATGGGCGGACGGAAGCGCGAACGACGACCTCGTATTCGGCTACACAGGAAGATACAACGAGTACCGATTCTGCAACTCAAAACTAACCGGCCTGGCACGACCAGACGCCACAAACACACTCGCCAGCTGGAACCTCAGCGAAGATTTCGCAACACTACCAACGCTAGGAGACACATTCATACAATCCAACACCGGCGTACCATTAGACAGAGCCATCCAAGTACCCACCGAACCGCATTTCATCGCGGACATATGGCACGACATTAAAGCAGCACGACCATTACCGCTATACGCGGATCCATCACAACTAGGGAGATTTTAATGGGAGCAGGAACCACAGCCAAAGCCGCCGCGGGCCTACTAGGCCCGATCGGCGCCCTCGCCGGACCAATAATCGGCGGCCTATTCGGGAGAAGCGGCCAAAGAGACGCAAACGCAGCTAACGCCAGGCTCGCGGCCGAAAACCGCGCCTGGCAAGAACGCATGAGCAACACAGCGTACCAAAGAGCTACAAAAGACCTACAGAAAGCCGGCTTAAACAGAATACTCGCTCTGGGACAACCAAGCTCGACACCAGCCGGAAACGTCGCAACCATGCAAAACGAGCAAGCACCACTCGCAACCGGAATAAACGAAGGAGTAACACGCGCACTAAGCGCAAAACTAATCCAAGCACAGACAAACAAACTTAACGCCGAAGCCGCCAAAATATCAGGAGACGCCGTACTCGGCGCAACCAAAGGCAAATTCTACCAGTGGCTGGTAGACAAATTCGGCGAAGCAAAAGCAGACGTAATAACAAACGACAAC